GCGTCTACAGGAAGCTGGAATACTTACCTACGTTTCCTATGGAGATTTTGAGGTATTCCACGTGTAAAAACAGAGTTCCATAGGAAATGAAGGTTATGATTGCGTATGGAACTTTATTGCATATGGAAAATTATATATAGTCGGTTAACCTAATAACTTTATGCCAACGGGTCAGATTAAGTATACTAAAGAGGATAGAGAGTGGGCTCTCAAAGTCAAAGAGAGAGATGGATTAGCTTGTGTCATATGTGGAAGGAAGAGCGGAGAAGAACATCCAAACTATAGAGGAAAAATTGTTAAGGCGAAATTAGCATCACATCACATAATCCCGAGAGAGATAAAGGAGACTAGGCACAATATTTCTAATGGTATAACTTTGTGCTCTTTTCACCATAAATACTCTCGGGATTTATCGCCTCACAAAAACCCACTGGCTTTCTTCTTATGGATGGAGCAACACAGGCCCGAAATTTTGGAATACCTAAGAGGGAAGTGTGATGACTATTAAACTGGACGACTGGCAGGAGGAGGTCATGAGGACAGAGGGCAATATGGTTCTTCGTTCAGGTAGGCAGGTTGGCAAGTCTTTCATTATAGCAAAGAAGGCGGCAGAGTATGCTCTGAAAAATCCTAAGAAGCTTATAATGGTGATTGCCTTCACAGAGAAGCAGGCAAACCTCTTATTCGCTAAAATTTTAAGAAATATCCACGATACGAACAAAAAAGCCATAGATAAGCCGAAACCAACGAAACATGTCATAAATTTGAAGAATAAGAGCCAAATCTTCTGTTATGCTGCTGGAGATACTGGTTTTGGTATAATGGGTTACACAATCGACTTATTAATAGCAGATGAGGCGGCATGGATTAAAGAAGAGGTCTGGAACTCCGTAATACCCGCTTTGGCTATCACGAGAGGACAAATTTGGCTACTTTCAACCCCTTTTATGTCAGAAGGCTACTATGCCGACTGCTTCAAAGACCCTAACTTTACATCATTCCACCAATCGAGCGAGGACTGCCCAAGAAAAGACCAAGACTTCTTAGATAGGCAGAAAGCAAAGCTCACAAAGTCCAAGTATGCGCAAATGTATCTAGGCGAGTTCGTTGATGACGCTCACAGAATTTTTGGAGACAAGTGGATTGATAAGGTATGTTGTTTACCAGTAGAAAACCACAACCCACAAGCAGACGAGAACGACAAAGCGGTAGGTATTGACGTTGCAGGAACAGGAGAGGACGAGTCCACTTACGAGGGATTAGTGAGACTTAACACAACCGTCAAACAATTCCACCACCAAGTAGTAGAGAAGCCTAGCGAGATGTGGTTTACCGAGATGATGATAAATATCAAACACCTCAACCGTGCGTACGACTGCAAGTTTGGGATTGATGGTGATGGTCTGGGGAGTGGCGTTGTGTCATCCGCACTATCAGACGACGACCTAAGAAGAAAGGTGGTAGACTTAAAGAACTCAAGAAGGGAAATCGACAGCGACGGTAAACAAACAAGCCGAAGCATGAAAGAAGCAATGTATATGAACATGCTAGAGATGGGAGAATTAGGCACACTCCAACTCTTCGACTCCGCAGAAATAAGACTCTCCCTTCGTTCTATAATATCTACTAAATCAGAAGGCGGAGAGGAGAAGATTGATGGCAATTATTCTCATATAACCGAGGGAATTGTGAGAAGTTGTTGGTTACTGAAAGCGGAAGAATTAAATATGACGGTTTACTCTATAAAAGTATGAAGATTGAAGCAGTAGTAGAGCAACTACAAAATATTAAAGAGAGTTATCCAAGCTTATCGAAATTGGAGATTATGGAGTTGATGAAAATTAAGTTAAAGATGGAGGAATTGGCACGTGGTAGATAGCGGAACACTAGCAACATCAGCACAAGTTCTCCTAGCGATAGGTAATAATGCAACCGCTGCACAAATCCTCGAGGCTAATACTAATTACTGGGTTTTAATGGCGGAGTCAGACATGGAGATGGAGGCAGGAAGCGGAGTAGAACTAGTAGCAAACTATGCGTCTATCACAATGTCGTATAAACAATGGTTAGCAAGTGTAGCCTCACACAGAGCCGCCTTTTATGGAATCAACCAAGACCAGAACGCATGGCAGTTAGAAGTAACCCAGTCAAAATTAAACGTATGCAACGACATCTGGCAGAACTTCCTAAAGAAGATTAAGGATAAAGATGTTATCGCGGACATGGGCTTATAATGGTATTGCCAACACCCTTTACAACCGCTTCTCCACAACTGGCGAATTATAGTTATTCCGAAATATCGTCTGGAGTCTCACTCAATTTCTTTTATGGTACGGCAGTAGCAACATCATCGGGGACGACCTTTAAACTTACTAAACAAACACCTTATTCTTATTTGATAGAAACGAGAGTCGCCGCAGGGACGGACGGAACAGACCAAAAAGCGATAGACCTAGACTTTGACTTTACAGAGTTCACAATACCCCAAACATTACAAGGCACAGGGCTAATACAACTAACACAGAAAATCAACACGGGAGCAGGAGAAACGGCGACGATGTGGGTAGTAGCAAAGGTGAGAAAGTGGAACGCCTCAACATCAACAGAAACAGAAGTAGCGTCGGCAACAAGTGCGGATATAGAAATGGTAGCCTCTACTACAAACAAGAAACTCATCGCACTCCCTATCACAATCCCTTTGACTACATTCCACGCAGGAGACACACTAAGGCTAACGATAGAAGGATACTACGACCACACGGGCGGAGCGGGTCCCGGCTACATGACAATAGGACACGACCCACTAAATAGGGATGGAACTGACATAATCCCAAGCACAGACGACCCAGACACAATAACAAAACTAACATTCGAGGCACCTTTTAGATTATAATGGCAGAATTTAATTTAAGCAACGCAACAACAACGGACTTCACAAACCAAGTCCCCGACTTCATCATGGAGGCGAAGTCACTGGACTCCGACGCAACGGGTGAAACAATCACATACTTTGAAAATGCGTGCAAGGATATTGGATATTATTGTAACGACCCCATTGTTTTTTCCGCTGCTAATGGATTGGCGACGTGGGCATTTAGTCTCGGCTGGACGTCAGAAAACTCTAAAACCGTCGTCGAACTAGAGCACGTTACGGGTAGAGGAAACGACACATTCGAAACATTAATGTGGAACCACGAAGTTATTAAACTTGTGGTAGGTGACGCGTTTATGGAAATTGTAAAAAATGACAAAGGTGATACTATTATAAATTTAATCCCAATATCACCAGAGAGAGTAAGGATAATATCAAAAGATGGGCGTATTATTAGATATGAGGTTTATGATACTAAGGGAAATTGGAATATAATAAACACTGAGAACATGTATCACTCATCAAATAAAAGAATAGGTGACCAGATACATGGAACCTCTCAAATATCCGCAATCAGAAAAACAATCGACGCAAGACAAGAAGCAGAAGCAGACGAGAGAACAATAAAGCACAGAGACAAAGCCCTAGGGGTTGTTTACTATAAGACTAATAATGCGGGCAAGATTGGTTATGCAAACGCAGCAATAGAGAAAGCAGTAAAGAACGGAGAGATGGTTGGACTCCCAGAGGAGAGCGCAAAGATAGAGCCATACCCATCCAAGTCGTCAGAAGATAGGCAGAGTTGGATACAATCAAGAGAAAATCACACTTATGCGACTCTAGGAGTACCAAGAAGTATGATAACTAGCGACGGCACAAGTGAGGTCGGAGGAATCAACGGACATTTAATATTTGAAGTAACAGCAGGAAAAGAGGCTTTAGACGAAGAAAAAGCCATTTGGTCCCAAATGGCAAGAAGGATTAAATTTACAAGACCCCCAAGTTTAGCCCCGCAGACTCAAGAGAACCAAGCAGCCAACACAGGAACCACAACCATACAACCACAGGAGGCGACGCCTAGCGTCAATAGATAATGGCAGATGGATTTAGCTCAAAAAACCCCCTATTAAACAAGGTGGCTCCAAGTGAAACATTTAAACCTAAGGGTAAGTCAGAAGCCCAACTAGCATGCGAAGCTAAAAAAGGAACATGGGACCCAGAAACCCTAACGTGTACCCCTAACAAATTTGCACTAGGAGGGACTGGACCAGAGAACGAGACCCCAGAACAATTTAAGTTAAGGGCACAAGCAGAAGAACAAGCAGCCACTAAAACAGGAGGTCAGTTCGGAGTTATTAAGGACGAGGATACGGGTAGACTCTCGGGATTTCAAAGAGGAAGTAATACATTTTTAGGAGTCCCACCAAGAGAAGTTGCAGAACTAACAACAAGGGAAGCAGGACTGCAAGAGTTACCAATCCAAGGACAAGCAGAAGGAGTTTTGGAGAGGCGTCGGCAGGAATTACAAGCAACAGGAACAGATTTAGCAGTCGGCGGAGTTAATACCGTAAGCGAACAACGACTAGCAGAACTTAAAGACAGTATCGAAGTTA